TGTCATTGAAAGATTACGACAAGGGTGGTAACTTTCTTTACCCTTAATATTTAACAAAAGACCACAGGACTCTTTAGGATCTTGTTCTTTTGCGTGAATAAGAGCAGATTCTTTCCAATTCATCCCACAAACGTCCCAATAGATGGAAAATCCTTTCTAGTACATATTCTATTAGGACATCTTACATTTGCCATATCAAGAGCGGCTGCTAATTCAAACTGTACAATTTCTCTGGTTTCTGCTGATTTTCTTGCAACTGTGAATATCTGTTGAGCATCTTCAACATTCTCATCAACTGCACCTGATGGATTATCACCATCAAAATTATCATTAGGAAGAAATTTTGCCAAAGTTCTTTTTCTAGTAAATTTTGCACCGATAAGATCATTTCCTACACTAAACTGATTTACTTCAAGCAATACAGCACTCATAAGCCCTGTCGCATTGCTGATAGTTAAAGTAGGCCGTGGTAGTTGACCGCCTTTATATTCAAAACCTTCAGCCTGTACAGGAAATCTCTGATAATTATTACCATTCCATTTTATTTCACCGTTTAAATTAAGACTTGAACCAGCATGAAAATAATATGTCTGATCTCTACCATGAATTGCTTGAGTTAACTCCAATTCAAACAATTCAATAACTGCACTTGGATTAACATTCTGTAGCTCGCTTACATATTTTGTTGTACTCATGGCTCAAAGACTTCTCTAAAGGTTACTTGTACTCTTGCTCTATTTAAGTAAGGTATTGATTTGTTCCATGATCCGCATACAAATTTTGATGAGGTCGCTTCACCTGGAGGAGTAAAATCAAAACTTTCTGTACCTCCCCTTGCATCTAAAAATGTTTCTATAGTGTCTGCATCGGTTTCGGATACCTCAAAAGTAAGGTTAAAAATTTTAGGATTTTGATGCTCTGCAAGACCAAACAGTAATCTATGTTCATAACCATCAGCAAATCTTACTGTTCTAGTATTTGGTGCGGATCTTTTTTGAACTCCGTAGGTTGGGGTAATCGAGGGAAAGGTAGCCATTATGCAAGTAAACCTCCAGGGCGTTTTTGTCGTATTAACTCAGATTGTACCGAAGCAGCAATCACACGGCCAAGTTCTCGGCCTTGCTGTTGATCACCTTCAACATTAGAACCAGAAGCATCTACGTTTACCACTACATTTGTAGATCCTCCACCCATTTCATGGTTAGGAGTAACTCTACCTGTAACTCCTGGAGTAAATAATTCTGGTCCACGTTCTCCAACAATGTAAGATTTATTAGGTTTGGTAACACCACCATCCGCAAAGAAGCCACCAATTCCAGGTATTGCTCTAAGTAAAGAAGTCGCCCCAAAATCTATTAACTGTCTGCGAATAGAGCCGAATACACTACTTGCTACTTCGCCTAGTGTCATTGTTCCTGTTATTGCACCATCTATAGCATCAACAAGACCTGATTGAACTGTATCAGCAATTCCGCTATATAAAGCATCTATTCTTTTAAGTTCTTCTTGTAAACGTAAAGCATTTTCGTATTGTTTTCTTTCTTCTTTATCTATCTCTTTATCAAATTCAAGAGCTTTTCTGTCAAATTCTCTAAGTTTTTCTTGAATTTCAGCTTCACGACCACCTAAAGTTATAGCTTCATTTAAAAATTGATTTTGTTTTTCTACAGATCGAGTAATTTCATCATATTGAGCAGCCCTTAACTGTTCTTTTTCTAAAACTTCGCCAACATCAGCTAATTCCTTTTTTCTGGCATCTATTCGTGCTTGTATATCTGCTTTTTTCTTTGACATCTCTCTTCCTTTCCTTCCTCTACTACTTCCTGTTCCTACTCCTGCCAATTCTGCTTCTAAATCCTTTAATATTGAATCTGTTTTTGCACCCCCTATATTTGCAAGTCTGTCTGTTTCTGCTGCTTGTGAACCTGTAACTTTACCAGCAGCTTTTGCTAAAAATGTAAAAAGTGGAGCTAAAGCTGCTTGCATCTTTGTCATAGCTAACTTAAAGCTATTACCAAGAGAACGAGTAGCTTCTGAAAATTCTTTTAAATTTTTAACTCCATTTGCTCCTATCGCTTCATTCATTCGTTCTGTTACTAAAGCCAATGCAACCATTTTGCCTTGAGATTTTTCTATAAGTTTTATTCTTTCCGCTTCTGCTGTTCCATTTAAACCTAATGCGACTGTAGCTTGTTCTATGTTTGGATTTAATTCGCTAAAAGCACCAGCTAATGTATTTATACCTTCAAAAAAAGTAGTTATTTGCTGAAGAACAGCAGTAGCAACAAGACCTCCTGCAAAGCCTCCCATTTTGCCACCTGCTTTAGTTCCTATAAAACCACCAGCAAAACCAGCAGCACCACCAGGTATTCCTTGTCCAAATAACAATGGAAACGCACCAGAAATAAGTCCGCTTGTTAAGGCTGCTCTATTTCCTTTAGGATTTTCCCCACCAAAACCACCTCTACCAAATCCTCCTCCCATTCGATTTTGAAGGTCTATATTTTTCTTCTTCATTTTTGTATTTTCCATTATCGCAGTTGTCTCAAGGTCTATATTTCTAATCTGCTTTGCTGCTGCTGTTGATGCTGCTTTTTGTGCTTTTGTTCCTAGTTTTAGATTATTAGCATATTCTTGTAATGCGTCTGCTGCTGCCATTTGCTGATTAGCAGTTTTACCAAAAGCTCCTTTAGATTTATTTACAGTTTTGACAAGCTCTTCCATGTCTTGTCTGTATTGTTTTATTGTTTTACGAGCACCTTTTCCTCCTGCACCCCCCGTATTACGGGGATTCATTATGTCTATTCCACGAATATTATCTATACTTTTTGTTATTTCTTTTACTTTTGCGTTTAACCTATCAAGACCAGATTGACCTTTTACCCTTAAATTTATATTTACACCGTAATCGGTCACGATAAAACCAAAACTTTATTTTAGTGTACCGCTTTTAGCGTTTTCTTGCTTGTGATTTATTCTTTGCGTTTTGTATAGCTTTCTCTTCGTACTCTCTTTTTAATTCGTAATAAGCCAACCAATTTACATATTCTTCTCTAGTCAATTTATTTGCAAGCTCTTGAACTGTCATTTTTAATTCAGTTGCCAAGAAAAATATAAAATACCAATCGTTTCTAGCTTTTTAAATCTGCTTTCGCTTCCTCCAATTTATATTCATCACCAGAACCTAACATTGCAAGCTGAATTTCTTGTAAAGTTCCTGCATTTACTTCTCTTCTTAAAGAGGCTTTATGACCGTCTTGAAATAATCGGTTTCCATTTTTATCTAACGCTTTTGTAATCATCAAATTTAAAGCAAAATCTTCATTTGATCCACCTTCTCCAGACCTTGCAACTATTGATTCTCTTTCTGCAATAGTTAATGGATTCCAATATATCTCTAAAATTGTTTCATCTCCATCTTTTAATTCATACAAATATTTCTGGCTTACACCGAATTTGTTCTTGAGGAGTTCAATCGCTTCCATAAATTTATTAGATTGCTATTCTATTATACTAGGCGTTTGCTGAAAATTGACAAGATATTATTCCAATGAAATGACTTCTATCCTCTACTTCCAATGGAGTTGGGCCATTAATATCTAATACTCTAGGTTTACAACTAAAAGTGT